AAACATTGATACTGATACAATCCTAGGGTAAGCTGGGGCTGCATCATAGTGGTTATGGAACATGTTGCCAGGTTCATATCTTAAGAGAACTGTATGGTGGGATATCAAAGGGGTTATACTGTAACGTCCTCTGTAATCCTCAATGATGCCATCTATCCCTACTTCCAAAGATTTCTTGGCTCTGACTATAGGGTCCTGAGGATGACAATTATTTTGTCTGTAATCTAAAAAGTAATTATAACAATTCCTAGCATCATATTGAACTGTTGGTTTGCCGTCTACTAGCACTTCAGCTGCTTCCCATTGTTTAAACATAGAGTTTTGTATTAAGCCTTTTATTGTGCGGGCTGACTCTTTGCCAGTCTTATAAAGCATAATACCTGGTGCTAGCTCTTGCTTTGATTGTATTTTAACTTCTGATATTTCTGTTTCTTCTTCAAATGCATGACCAACAATTTCACTATATAAATCTAAAGTATTGCTGTAATCATGACAATCACACACTGGCTGGTTTACTGGACCATCTGGCAGTGCTAAGAATCTATTGCGATTAAAGAATCTTACATCACCATCTTTGCCATACTTATAAATACCATCCCTTTGTTTTTGAATCCAATGGTCTGGCTGTGTAAAGTGTAAGAATAAAACTGTTGTATATTTTTCAGGGTCCGTAGTTGGATACGGTGGCCTTGAATGGATATGCTGTTGACCACAAAAGATTATTGCATCATTAGGGTTTTGGTCAAAGTGTTGGTCTTCAACTATCAAACCCCAATTAGCAGTATTCTCTATGGTTATATCTATTGTAGTTTGTGTGCCGTTTTGGTCAGTATGTTCCCATAAATGCGGTACGCAACCATCCTTCAATTGGTAACGCACCGCATAAAAATAAGCCTTCTTTAAAGTATTATCTTTAAATATTTCTCTAGCTTTATTTAAACAATACTCTTCAATGTCTTCATCAAATGATATTGATGCTTCCCATCTTGCAAGCATTGTATGGAATTGCAAGACATCAGTTCCCATGCCAGTGTTATGAACAATTTGTTTTACGCGGGCCAACATATCATCAGTAAAGAAATTACTAATAACCTTTGGCTCAGATAAAACATCTGGCAAATCAAACATAATGTCTTTAGTTATCATTTACCATTTGCCTATTGGGCATGCAGCTGCTTTTAATTTGACTTTCATCTTCATAAAACAACCACATTTTTTGCATTGGCTGGTTAATTTAATAAACTCAGGGCATTCTTGACACGTTGAATATCTCATACTTTCTTCTGTGTCAGTTGCTCTTTCTACATTGGTGCTTAGTATGTCCCATGGACGAGTACTTCCTACCTTCTTTTTATACTCTTCCCAAGCAGACATTTATTCTCCTGGCGTGAATTGTGGGTCAGTAAAACTTCCATTCCATATTGAGCCAGGCATAGGCAACTTATGCCATACTGTTTCTACAATTGTTGGATTAGAACGCCAAGCGGCAATTGCTAATTCATTTTCTGGTGGAACTAAAATATGTGTTACCATTTGATTGTCAAGAATGGCCATAAAACATACCCAATCTTTATATACTGGCTGCTCTTCATTATTACTCATGTAATCTCCTTAAGATTATTGTTTAATTATATTAGTAATGACATTATATCATTTATAAACAGTTTGGTCCAGAACAAGCGTTTTGGCACAAGGTTCCACAGTTATTATAGCAGAGCCACTGACGACATCCACCTGAACCTGGGTAACATTCTCCAGCGTTTACGCATCCATAGTCTGGAGGTCCAATTGTAGGGCATGGACCTGGAACGCATGGTGGTGTAACTGGTGGGATTACTGGTGGGATTACTGGTGGAACTACAGGAGGTACGACAGGCGGTACGACTGGTGGAACTACAGGAGGCACAACAGGTGGAACTACAGGAGGAACTACTGGTGGAACTACAGGAGGAACAACAGGTGGAACTACTGGAGTCACTGAGTTGGAGCTAGCAAGAGTTGATGCTACACCATAGTTAGTGGTAGCTGTTACTTGAATGCTATAACTTTGACCATTGGTCATTCCAGTAATTGTTAATGGTGAACCAGCACCAGATGCAACTCCAGATGCTGGCGAACTAGCAGCTGAATAGGTGACAGTGCCTTTACCAAGATATGCAGGTGGGTCAAAGGTAACAGTTGCTTGACCATTGCCGGCAGTAGCAACTATATTTTGTACTACGCTTGGCTTCTTACCACCCGATGCTGAGTTTCCTACGTTTAAAAGTGCCATTATGCGCTCAAATCTCCCATAAGTACCCAGGTGTTAGTTGCTCTTTTAAGTAGTGTTGCCGATGACCATTGTGCTCTAAGGTTTAAACCAGGTGTAGCATTGACTGTTACGCCCGTGTCGCCAACTACATCGACTGCACCAGCACCAGTTCTAAGAATAACAATTTGTGTACCAACCGCAAAAGCTACGTTAGCAAACGTTGGGACTAATACAGTTCCAACACTTGATATTTCTACCACCTTACCACTATCAGTTAAAAGTAAAGTATAGCTACCACCAGAAGTGCTTGTTGCAACATTATAAACTACGTTACCTGTAACGGTAACATTTCCTGTTACACCAACGTTTCCAGAAAAAACAACTGCTCCACCAACAGTTAAGGTGCCACTTAAGTTAAGTGAAGTTCCTGTTGCTACACCGATGTTAGGTGTAACTAAAACAATTGAGTCTTGTAGTTTAGCACTAGTAACGTTTTGGTCTGCAATCTTAACTGTAATAATTGCGTTATCTGCAATCTTAGTAGAACCTATAACTCCTGGGTTTATATTAACACCAGTAGATATATCGTTGACATAAGTTGCTATTGAGTTCCAGTTAGCATTGTGTTGGCCAGCAACAACTGGTGCGCCAATTGCAAACGCTGGTGATGGTATTGTATATGGATAAGCCATTGTTAAGTACTCCTAATCTTTCTTCTTTTAAATTTGTAAGCGATTGAATTCAATCCCCATTTTCTACCTGGGAAATCTCCACCTGGTAAACCAACTGGGGTATTAGAATCGGGACCATTAAATTGTAATTGTATTGCATAACCTCTTCCTAATGGAGCAACACCCTTACGTTTAATTTGAGCGCCAGCTGCCACTGTTCCATAGGTTGCTGTGCCTGCTGCCAATGGTTCTGGTGGATTGTCTTCAGAATATACATCCTCTGGACTAGTGTCTGTTGAGTATACTGAACCAGTTTGTGTTGCAAACAATGGAATAGTTCTAGTTCCACCTACCGCATTAGCTTCATCATAGTTTTTAAAACGTTGTAAATATACTGCAGTGTCTTGTTGCACTTCTTTAAATACGAAGTATGGACGAATAAATGTTTTTAATTGCGCGTAAGTTTTGTCAGCAAACCAAGATGTTCTATATGCTGATGGATATTTTCCATCGAACTCTGGTGCTCCTGCTACCTCATCAGTAGTATTATCATAATCATCTACATAGTAAACATATGGCCATTCATCATCTTGACTTGTCATTAAGTAATAAGGTTTATCATCTGCGTCGCGCCAATCACAACCAGTGACCAAACCATAACCACTTATACCAGCTCCAATTTCAGTTTCAAATGAAGGTGCAGTTTGGAACATGGTATATGCACCAGCTCTACCAATCGTAGAATCAAATATTAAATTAACTGATGGATATGCTGGAGGTGGTCCATCAATAACAGGAGCATATGGTAGTGAAACCCAAACTCTTCTTCTAATATATGACACTGTAATGACATCAGTATGTTGAGCATTAACTTCATTATTAATAATAATTGGTCTTATTCGTTCAAAGATATCTTGTATTCCATTACGATTATAAAAGTATAATCCTTGCGGCCAGTCAAAGAAGTAAACTCCACCATCACCACCGGCTGCTTGTTGCGGTGTGTCAATGCCAACGGTTGTTGATACTTCTACTAATTGAAATGAATCAGCATCATAACCCAAAAGCAAGTAAATAGCTTTTTGTTTGAATATCATAAGTTGGCCATCAACTATTTGGATGCCACGTATGCCATCTCCACCAGCAATGATATCAATGTAGTCATCTTGGAACCAGTTCTCTGGTGAGCTTTCGTGTGACCAACGAAGACGATTAGGATAAGCAGTTAATGTTGGTGTTGCATCAGCATTGTATTCATAAGTATTAGCTACAAATAATTTATTAGCATGAGCAACTGTTAGTTCTGCGCGAGGCATATAGCCACCAGTTGGTAACTGATATGGTTGCCATGTTGGACTGGATGCAAGTAATGGTGTTGCAGCTGCGTCTCCAACTTTCCATTTATACATTTGAGGTGCGTCTTTGCCAAGAGCAATATAAAGAGTATCTTCCCATTGAGTAAACGATGCACCATTGGGAGACTTAACATTTAATGGCGTTACAGTATTACTGGTTAAAGTAGAAAAATTTCCACCAGAAGAATAAAAAACTCTTCCATCATATGAACCAGTTGCCTGATAACCAGTTGATAACATGATTTGTGGAGCTGCTAAAAATTTATAATTATATAATGTTTTAGGATTCCAATCACCACTAAATGGTATTGCAGTAGTATTTTTTGTTTTATAACCGGCACGAGAAAACACACCACCGCGTGGGTCAATCTCTACGTTAAGCATTCCTGGTGATTCATTAGGTGCCAACTGAAATTGGTCAGCACGAAAGTTAAGACCACCAGTAAAATCAAACGCTTGTGTTACAGCAATATTAGCCATTGTTTAGAAAGCCACCGCACTAGGAATATTAGAAGAACTAGGAAGTACACGTATTCCTGGAACACTCATTCCATAACCATAAGTTGATAGTTGTAATCCACCAGAAAAAATTATTGGTTGATTGCTTGATGGTGCTGTTAGGTAGTCCTGATAGTTCTTTAAGTTTGTAGCAAATTGACCTCTATAAACTCCAGACATTTCAGGGTCTTCTTGGAACTGGTACATGCGTGACATTGTATAACTAATTAAGCATGCTTGTAATTCAAGGTCTAAGTCTACATAATCTGTTGATTCTGCGTCGTTTGAATTTTGCAGCCAAGTAAAACTAGGTTGACGATATCCTCTAATATAAAGAGTGTAAAGTTGATTTGGTCGCGGCCACATATAAACTCTATTTGACCACATCGAGAAGTATCCTGGAATGCCAGTTTGGTTTGTTGCACCTATCCAGATTCTTTCAGCTTGATGTTGACCAATGTAAATTAATTCATTACCATAATTTTCAAACTGTTGAGTTCCTTGAATTGCAATAACATTAACAACTTCTTTAATTTCATTAATAGTTACTACTTGTGGTGTTACAATATATGGCGAATAAGTATGGTTCAATGTAAAGTTGGTAATGAACGGTTCTCCGAAGTTAGCAACAGAAGTATATTCAGATTCAAACCAAGGCCAACGAGTTTCAGTATCTACTATTGTTTGGAAACCTTCTTTAAGAAATTGCAGTACTAAGTCTTGGTTAATATCATCAATATCATTATCATAACCTATTTGCAATTGAGAAAGATTCTCAAGCAGTTCTATAAGATAGAATGAGTTTAAACCACCTACAATGTTCATCGCCATATTAAATTCCTATTCTTTAGATTTAGCTGCTTTTTCCATTCGCTTAAGATGACCAATGCAGAAGTCTGTCCCTTTAGCTTTGGGTGCTCGGCATCTTTCTTCTTTAGCATTAAAGCCAGTGCATGTTGGCATTGCTGCCACATATTCAACACCAGACGGAGGAGCAAGTTCAGTATCAGATTGAATATAGCTCGGCATGATACCAGCTACTTCATGTCCAGGTCTTGGTGAATTATACATTTCACATCCTGCTGGAACCTGTGTTGTATATACTACTTGTTTGTTCATATTTTTATTATCCTTCGTTGATAAATAATCCTCTATGTATTATACAAAATTTTCCATTTAAAAGGAAATAGCTGGCACTAAGAGGGTTGCCCGAAGGATGACAACCTTTCAACTCTTAGCACCAGCTAAACCTATTTTAACTAGCCGAAGCTAATTAAGTTTATTATGCGTCAGCTGACAAGTAGCCCTGACGTGCACGGTTCGAGCAAGTAAGCTGTCCGTAGGCCAATACGATGGCGTAACGAGCATCTTTCTGTGCTACTGTACCCTGCTGGAATGGCGTTGTGGTCCACCAATGGCCATTCATACCAGTGAGCTTGAGGTACTTCGTATTGAGGAAGTACATCGAAGCATTTGATACCTGGTTACCTGGCATTGCAAGGTCAAACACAACTGGTGTCTGCTTGAACATCAAGTTCTGGAAACCAGAGTTAGCCTTAGCTACGTCCTGGTAACGCACGTTTGGTGTCAACAATGACTCAAACTTGCTGAACAATGCTTCAGTGGTGATGATAAGGTCTGGAGTATCATTACCCTTCGATGCATTGTTGTACACGTTTGCCAT